CGGAGCTTTACCAGTATTTAAGGCTTACTCGTAATGAAGACGAAAGTTATCCTGCCGGATATTGCCATTTTCCGAAATACGACAGCGAGTATTTTAAGCAGTTAACCGCCGAACAGCTCGTTACCAAAGTTGTCCGCGGTTATCAAAAACGAGAATGGCAAAAAACGCGTGAACGTAACGAGGCGTTAGACTGCCGGATTTATGCACGCGCCGCAAGCATTAGCTACGGAATAGAACAATTTACGGAAACAAAATGGAAAAATCTTGAAAAAGCACTCATTTCCGAAAAATCCGAAACGGTTACTATTCCGGCGAAAAAGAAACCTATTCGAGCATTTAAGCCCGATGTTATCAAAGCAGAAGACCCATATTTATAAGGATTTGTCATGACAAGAATTGAAATTTTAAGACAACAATTAACGGAAGCGCAGACCGCATACCATGAGTTGATGATTGGTGCGCGAACTGTCAGCGTAAATGTCGAGGGCGTTGGCTCTACGTCATACGCGCAAGCCGACAGCGCAAAATTAAAGGAATACATCGCTTATCTTGAAAGTGAAATAAGCAAGGAAACAGGAACTAAGCGGCGCAAAGTAATTAAAGTTAGCTTTTAATAGGATTGTTATTCAATGGATGATACAAATTACAAAGGAGCATCACTTTCGGCAAAAGAGATGTTGAGTTGGCGACCTATACGGCATTCTGCAGATGCGGAATTAAACGGCGAATTGTCAACGCTTGTCGCACGTTCTCGCGATTTAATCCGTAATAACGGTATCGCCAGCGGAGCAATTCAGACATTGGTTGACAATGTTGTCGGTAACGGATTAAAGCTCGTTTCTATTCCAGACCATAGAATTTTGGGATTGGATATAGATTATTTAGAAGATTGGGCGCGAAAAGTCGAAAGTTTATGGCGCGTATGGTCTGAAAGTCAATTTTGTGATGCGGCGCGAAAACTTAATTTTAATTCACAAACCGCTTTAATTTTTCGCTCGGTTATAGAAAACGGCGAAGCTTTGGCTCTCGTTTTATGGCGAGATAATCCCGAAACGCAGTTTTCAACGTGCTTACAGCTTATTGAGCCGGATAGATTATCAAATCCGGATTTTCAGCAAAACACCGAATTTTTACGCGATGGCATAGAAATCAATCAATACGGCGAGGCCATAGGTTACTGGATAAGCAAATACTACCCGAATGATTATTACTTTAACCGCGGCGCAAACACTTGGCAGAAAATCGCCGCGCAGACGGATTTCGGACGAAAGTTAATCTTGCACGTTCATCATCCGGAGCGTATCGGGCAAAATCGCGGAAAGCCGTTGTTTTCCTCAATTATGCCGTTGTTTAAGATGTTAGACCATTATGAGCGTTCGGAATTAAAGGCCTCGGTAGTCAATGCTATGATAGCCGCGTTTGTTGAAACGCCTATGGATAGTGAATCTATTGCCGAGATGTTCGGGGATTCCGTTGATGACTACTTGGAAAAGCGAAAAGATTGGAGCGTAAAGTTAGAGGGCGGCTCGATTATTCCGGTGTTTCCGGGCGATAAAGTCTCGCCATTTACGCCAAGCCGCCCGAACTCCAGTTATGCCGCGTTTGTTGAAAATGTCTTGCGACATATAGGAACAGGCCTAAACATACCGCTTGAACTATTGATGAAAGACTTTTCTAAAACGAATTATTCTTCTGCAAGAGCCGCGCTGATTGAAGCGTGGCGTTTTTTTAACGGTCGGCGCAGTTGGATAATTAACTACTGGGCGAAACCGGTTTTTGAGTTGTGGCTTGAAGAATGCGTTAATAAGGGCTTGATTGAAGCACCTGATTTTTACGAGAAAAAGTCCGCTTGGTGCCGGTGTAAATGGATTGGCCCGGGGCGTGGATGGGTTGACCCTGTGAAAGAGGCGCAAGCCTCGCAAATTCGTATGGAAAACGGATTATCAACCTTAGAGGACGAATGCGCTTCACAGGGTTTAGATTGGGAAGAAGTTTTAATGCAACGCGTACGCGAATTAAAGCGTATGCAGGAACTCGGCATAAAAACTTCGGAAAAAGGAAACATTGAACTTATCAAACAAGAGGAAAATATAAATGAAAATATGGAATAAAATAACCAACGAGCCGTGGGCTACGACAAGCGATACGTTGCAAAATATAATAAATATCGCGCGAAGACAAAACTCCTCTCCAGAAGTCATCGCAGCTCAACTGGGGCGCAAATTGCAAAATACTTATGCGGTATCGGTGCGTGATAATGTTGCCGTCATACCGATTCACGGCCCCTTATTTCGCTATGCTAACCTATTTACGGCAATTAGCGGAGCGACTTCTTATGAGTTTTTGGCTCGTGATTTTAATACGGCACTTGCAGATGACAGCATAAAAGCCATTCTTTTTGACATAGACAGTCCGGGTGGCGAGGTAAACGGCTGTTCAGAGTTAGCCGATATGATTTATAATTCTCGCGGCAAAAAGCCGATTGTGGCGTATGCCTCTGGGAATTGTTGTAGCGGTGCGTATTGGATTGCCTCTGCTTGCGATGAAATCATTGTTACCGATACGGCTATTGTCGGCTCAATCGGCGTTGTCGCTGTTTTTGAAAAGGAAGATGACGAAAATAAAATAGAAATTGTATCTTCTCAAAGTCCGTTTAAGCGGATTAGTCCGTCAACTTCCGAGGGATTAAATCGTATTCAAGCGCAACTTGATACGCTGGCAGGAGTTTTTATTAACAAAATAGCAACATACAGAGATGTTTCAGCCGAAGTCGTAATGAAGAATTTCGGGCAAGGCGATGTCTTTGTTGGCAACTTGGCGGTTTTGAAAGGTCTGGCAGATCGTCAAGGCTCATTTGAGAAAATCTTAACAGACCTTAACCAAGAAAAGGATAATATAATGGATGAAATTGACGTTAAACAAGTGGAACGTCAGCGAATGCAAGCTGTCTTAGATAGCGATATTGTTCGCGGACGTGAACAAATTGCAAGTAAAATGCTTGCGACAACTGATTTATCGGCAAATCAGATTTTGGATATTCTCAAAGATATACCGCAAAATAAACCTCAAGCCGTAACGCCGTTTGAACAAGTTATGGCGCAAATTCCGAAACCGCAGATTGTTGCCGCGGACACGGATAAATCAGAAAATATGGATGCGATGGCAAAGCATATTGCATCTTTGGTTAACCATTCTTCAGGAGATTAAAATGTACGCAGAATTTAAGGATGAAGGCACTTTAACGCCTGATAAACTGATTGCCGGCGATTATCCGCGAGTTAGTTTTTTGGTAACAATTACCGGCGGCAATTATACGCGCGGCACAGTATTAAGCAAATCAAGCGGAAAATACACACAATGCGCGGCCAACGGCGAACCGGAAGCTATTCTTGCCGAAAGCGTTGATGCTTCCAGCGATGATAAACAAGCGGTGGTTTACCTTACCGGCGAATTTAATAAAGCCGCATTAACCGCCGGAGCGGATATTGACACTTTTGTTGATAAGCTCCGCGCTAAGAGCATTTTTGTTCGTAACACTCAATCATAGGAAAGTAAAAATGGATATTTTTTCAACTCATTTATTAGCTAAAGTGGTGGAGAATCTTCAAACTCCGCCATCTTTTTTACTTGATATGTTCTTCTCACAAGAGCAACGCTCGGACACGGAAGAAATATATTTTGACATTCAGGAAAGCAAGCCGCGTATTTCGCCATTTGTTTCGCCTTTAATGCCGGGAAAAGTCATTGAACACGAGGGTTATAGCACGAAATCGTTTAAGCCTGCTTATGTTAAGGATAAAAGACGGTTTACTCCGGATATGCCTTTCAAACGTGTTGCTGGCGAGCGTATCGGTGGCGAATTAACCGCGGCTCAACGCTTAGAAAAAGCGGTGGCGACCACTCTTGCCAATCAATTAGACTGTTTAACACGGCGCGAAGAAGTTATGGCCGCCGAAGTTTTGCGTACCGGTAGAATTACGGTGGAAGGCGACGGTTATCCGGCTGTTACGGTTGATTTTGGCCGCGACCCGTCGTTTACAAAGGTTTTAACCGGTAATAACACTTGGGATAATGACGGAGTTAATATTCTGGATAATCTTGAAGACTGGGCTGGAAACGTGCAAACAAAATCCGGT